GGCTCCGTAGCTCAGCAGGATAGAGCAACGGTTTCCTAAACCCATTCTTGTTCGCTTTATGTGCCGCCCATTTGTGGCGGAAAACTGCGGAGTCTGCAAGGATAAACCGTTAGCCATGTGCCCTCCTGCGTGCCGCCCCGTGCGTTGCCGCTAGTTTCTGTTCGGGCGTCAGGTGCTCAAGGTAAATCTCGGTAGTGGTCACACTATCGTGGCCCAGCAGCATTTGCAGATCATAGAGCGATCCGCGCTTAGCTTGCAGGTATTCCACCGCGAACAAGTGCCGCAGATCGTGGAAGCGAAAGCCTGTGAAATCCTGTGCCGCTTTCCGTGCCGCTTTCTCGGCTCGACGGCGGATGGCCCCGAAGCGCGCGGACGGGCTGGACCACCTCTCCCCATTGCTGTGGTAGAACACGAACGGCGACCCCATCCGTTGCGCTTGGCGCTCTATAATTCGCAGAGCTTTCTTGGTCAGCGGTATCACCCGCCGCTTGTTGCGCTTGCCCGTGATCGTGATTTCCCCGCCCGATATTTGGCGGTGGGTTAGCCCGAAAATCTCGTCTTGGCGCATCCCTGTCTCGCGGGCGAACTCCATTGCGTCAGCAAAGCGCGCTGGTGCCAGCGACAGCACGAGCGCAATGTCGCTGTCATTCGGCAGGACGATAGGATCGCGCCGCTCTTTCATCCCCTGTTTGCTGCGAACCGCCAGCGTAGGGTTGATGTCCTCCATCCATTCTTCATCGGCCGCGTGCTTGAGCACTGCCGAGATGGCCGTCAGGTCGCGCCTGATCGTGGCTGTCTTCGCGCCCATGATGCGCCGGGCCTTCACCATGTCGTTGAGCTTGCCTGTCGTGATCGTATGGACGGGCAGGGCCGACAGGTGGTTCCAGGCTTGCTTGAGGCTTACCATGTAGCGCTGGACCGTCTTATGGGACAGGTCGCGGGTGGCGTGGGCATTCCAGCTCTCCACCGCCTCAGCGAACGTCCTAGGGCCAACAACGCCAAAACGGGCCTCTCCCTCTATCTGCTTGCGAAACGCCTTCAGGCGGCGCTCTGCGTCCGCCCGAACAGCCGTATGTAAACTTCGTCGGTATTCGACGCCGAGCACCTTGAAACGCGCCTGCCAGATGCCATCCCGAAGGTAGAGGTTTTTTGGCATGGCGACTTCCTGTTCACAGTGCGCGCCCAACGGCGCAGGGCTTCAACGTCAAATGTCCAGCGTCCAGCAGGCTTGCCAGCACCAGGGATGCCGCCAGCAGCCGCTTGGGCCTGTAGGGTGCGCTTTGGAATGCCGGCAATCAATGCCGCCTCCGAAATACCGACGCGCTCAGCCGACATGGGCAGCGGCTTTCTGGCGCCTAAGCATCGCTGGCCAGAGGGTCATGGCTTCTCGCCAAAGATTCTCGGATGATCCTCAAATGCTCGCTCGCACATCATTTCGATGATGCCGACAAGATCCTCACCGGCCATCCATTTGCGGTGAGCTTCACGGATCATCTCTGCGGTAACATCTGGATAGCCGAAGTCGCGAAGTGATGCCGCTTGGGCCTCGAAGCCCTCTTGCAATATGGCGCTCACGCCGCTTTCCTTTCAGGCTCGCTCCAAGGCACCCCATGCTCGTCACCGAACGCTTGGAGCCAATCCATAAGCGTGGTCATTTGCGACTTGCTGAGCTGCGACGAGCGGAACCCGATCGGGAACGGGCGGCCATCTAGCCCCTCGCAGAACTGGCACTCCCACCCGCAAGCGTTCATTGCGATCGCCTTCCAGTCGTCGGGCGTGTGTCGCCGGCCCATTGGCTTGGCGTGGCTTATGTCAGTGAGCATGGCCCAGAGGCGGTCGTTCTGCGGCAAGGTCCGCCGCGGCTCGCGGAGCTCGGCAACGAAGCCGTGCGGTGCCTTGTCGATGAGCGCCTTGGCCCGCTCGCGCTGGCGCGCCGTGGTGAGGGTGATTAGGTGGCTCATTCTGCACCTGCCGCGACGATAGCCGCCTCTGCTCGGTCAATGAGGTGCCCCAGGTCGCGCAAATCCTCGACCTTCAGATGCCGAAGCTCGGCGGCGCCCCATTGGAGTGTGATCCATGCCGGATGCGGCGGCGAAACCTCAATCTTCCAATGGCCGCATTTGTTGACGTAAATCATCGCTCCGTCTCCAGATAGCGAACAAGGGTGTGCAGGGCCGCCACTTCCAGATCGACGCCGTGCCGCTCGTAGAAGCCGCCATGGTTCAGCCGTTCCACCGACTCTTTCCCATAGTCATGCTGGTGCAGCTCCTGCACGAGCGGCACGACGATCCAGTGAGATCGCGTGAACCTTCCCCCGTCCCGATGGGCGGTGACGTGATGCTTGGTCACGCCATAGCGCTCGGTGACGACACACGGCTGTTGCTCGATCCAGTCGTGGTAGCGCTTTTGCGCCGCCGTGACGGGGACCGATCGCCGGTAGGGGAAGGCTTCGTAACCCATCCTAAAATGGCACATCATCGTCGAGGTCGGTGTCGAATGCGGCATTGGCCGGCGCAGGTTTCCGCTCCGACTGCCCACCCTCCTTCTTGCCCGACATGAAGCAATCCACATCGGCTGCGCGGATTTCATACTGCGGCTTGCCGTTATACTCGCCGATCAACAGTTCGCCCGTAACGGCAACCTTGTCACCCTTGCTTATGTATTGCTGGAGCTTGCTGCCGCGCTCACCCCAGATGGCAACGCGGAACCAGTTCGTCGTCTTGCTGTCGCCCCAGCCCTGATCGACGGCGCAGTTGAAATTGGTGACGTTGCTCGATCCGGCTGTGCGGGTTTCAGCGTCCGCTCCAACCCTTCCGGTGATGGTGATGAATTGCATTATGCGAGTTCCCTTTGCTTGGTGTCGCGCAGCCGTTTTTCGAGCGCTGGATATTTTGATGCCGGCAGCTCGCGCAGGTCGCTGATGTTGTAGCCCTCGCAAATCGTCTGGACGGTTACGCCGGAAGCCTGCGAAAGCGTCATAATTAGGTCGCGCTGACCGTCTGTGATCTTGGGAGCTGGTGTGTCGGCGACATTGGCCTTGCTTTTGTCGTAAAGGGCTAGGCCGAACGGGTTGCCGAAGGTCATCAGCGCCCGTTTCATAGCATCGGTTTCGGCTTCCTTACCGGCGCTCTCGATAGCGTCAGACAGGTTTTTCATGCCGTCGCCGGAGCCGAATCCCGTTCCTTCGCGCACGACGCCGCCAGCAGTGATCCGGACCTTCGCTCGATAGCCTACATTCCACTTGCCGTTGGCTTCGACGCGGGCCGTCTCGCAAATCTCGATCGTTTCGCGCGTCCATCCGTCAAAGCCGAAAATGCGGTTGGCTTCAGCGATAACATGCCAGCCCTCGACATATTCACCGTGCTTGCCAGGCGCGGGCGGTTTGACGTTCTTGCGGTCGAGCGGCTTCTTGAGCTCGGTGATTTGCTCGGGTGAAAAGGTCATTTGCGCCTCACTGAAAGGGATGATCCCCCATTCGTCATCACGACGCCGGGAATGTCTGCGCCGCCATCAATGGCGACGGCGATTGCTTCGGTGTCCGGCTTGCGGACTTGGCTGATCTTCACGAAAGCATCGGGCAGCGCGTTAGCATCGACCACCTTCGGGCGCGGTTTCAGCGTCCGCAGGGACAGCGTTGCTTCCGGCAGCGTGAGCTTCGTCGTTTGTGCGCAGTCCATCAGCGATGAGATTGCGGCCTTACGCCTCTCAATCCGCGCCTCGGTCCGCTCTTTGCGGATTTTGCGAGCGCCGATCTGCATCTCAAGCGCTTCGATCAGCCCTTCGTCATTCTCGTTTTCGCCCAGCAATGCCGAGATGACCTCGAAGAACGGCGTTTCGCCGTGGATCATGTCGAGCTTCAGATCGTCGTCATTGGCAAGGAATAGCTGAAGGTCATCCAGGATTTGCTGGACCGCCGACTTGGCCACGCTGATTTCGCGGTGAATGTTCATGGCGCCACCTGCAACGCGGCTTTCAGCGCCTCGATCGTGCGAACATCGGTTCCGTCGAGCGGCGCCCAGCCCTTGGCAAGGTTTTCGGCCCGCTGGGTGCAGCCGTCAGCTCGGTAGAATGCGATAAGCGCGGGCATCCAATCGCCCGTGTCGTTGGGAATGGTCATGCCTCTAAGGGCTTGTGGCGCGTTCATGCTGGACCGCCTTGGGCGTCGTCCTGCGGACCCGCGCTCTCGCCTTCGGCTGCGCCCGTTCCGGTCGCATCGCTTCGCGCTTCGATCGCTGACGCGCGGGTATTCCAGCGTCGCTCAATGTCCGCAAAGGTCCAGCCCACCCCGCCCTCGGCACCGCATCCAATATTAAGGCATTTGACGCGCCCGTTGTCTCGAGCTGTCGGCCAGACAAGCCTAGCCTCGGAGCCACACATCGGGCAGGGTTTCAGCGCCGCATTGTTGCGGGCGCGAGTCACATAAAAATGGATGAACGGCTTGTGTGTGAACGGATCGCGCAGGACGCTGCTCGGCTGTCCGATGAACTCTATCCCGCCAGCACGGGCGAACTCATCGCTGACTGTATTCACCAGCCATGCGACCACATCAAAGGCGCGGTCCTCCAACATGGTTTGCGATGCAGCGGGGTTGGCGTATATCTCGCGGGCAAGCGCGGGGCCGCTCTCGTTTTTCCTCAGGTGCCCATCAATGCGCGCGTCTAGGGCAGGTGGCAGAGGGACGCCTTCCATGCGACCATTGTCGCCCTCACCTGTGCGAAGGTAGCGCTCGAAGCGCGCCGGATCGAAGCCCGTCAGGGCCAAGACCGCAGGGCTTGGTTCACGAGAGCCGGTCATCGCGCCCAAGCCTCAATCATCGCAACCAACACCCCAAACACTCCTGCACCAAACAACAGCGGGAGCTTGCTTCGGGTGGCTGAAGTCATTGGCTGGAGCTTTCCGTAGAAGTGCTGCCGTGCGCCGCTTCGGTCTGGCCGATGATGGGCGAGGGTGTAGAGCTTGGCGTTCATGCTGCGCGCTCCCTCTGCTCGTCAGGGCGTTCCCATTCGCCGTCGAGCCAATCGGTGACACGATCCACCTCATGCTCAGCGAGGCCGCAGGACATTAGCTTGCCACCTTCGAGCACATAGTAAGCGGCGCGGATGGTGAACTCGTCGTCGCCATCGTGGAAACCGCCTGGCGTCCAGTCGAACTCAACTTCGATTTCGCCATCGGGTCCGTTGGCTTCACCGTCCACCACCCAAAGCGGTATGGTTGCGCTGTGTCTGTTCATGCGGCTTTCCTCATGGGGACTGGACGTTCGCGACGGTCGTATTTCGGTTCTGCGAGATACAGATTGCGCTGGCGGAAATGATGCTTGTCGGGGTGCATGATGCACTGGACCGCCGCATCGTAATCGAAGAAGATGGCGATGCTCTCGCGGATGCCGTTGGGCTTGAAGCCATAGACAGGGAACAGCATGGGCGGGGCGGCGGTCATTGAGCTTCACCGCGGGCTTTGGCGATTAGCCGATCAGCCGCCTTGTCGGCTGCATCAGCCGCTTGGCGCTTGCGCTCAGAATATTCTCGATCTGCGACATTTGCCTTTTGGCGATAAGTGCCAACCACGCCATCAAGAGATTGAACCAATCTCTCTGCGCTTTCCTTGTCAGGCAGCACGGCGACAACTTCGTGCAATGGGATGCGTTCGGGCCGCGTCCGCTGTATCGCCGTGCATGTTTTGTCCGTGGTCTTTTGGACGAGATAGGCGCTAAAATCGGCCCAAGCCCAGCGACTATGGCGGCGCCGAACGATCCAATCACCCGCGCAAGGGATTGAAGCCTTTGGTGAAGACGCCTCGGCGGCTTCATCGCGAAGCGACGAAAGCCCGTCCTGCGAAGCAGGGGCGCCCGTCACATCGTCACCAATAGGTAGCTAGACACCACCCCCATCACGACGACGAACACGCTCACCCAGAACCCGTTGCCCGTCGAACACTCAGTCCGATCATCTGCCATTGAGCGGGCAAGCAGCTCTGGAGGGGCTGCACGAATGAATCGGCGTGGCCTCATGCTGATGTGACGGGCGTTCATGCGGACACCGTTTCGATGTCGTGCATGTATGCGTCGAAGCTGGCCCAATCGGATTGCGGAACGGGTGTGTCGGGGCAGAGGGCTTCGAGGCGCTGAACTAGGGCGCCGAAGGTCCACGGGCGGTTCACCACCGCATCCTCGACAGCCTCGGACTTTTCCTGAAGCTCGAACGAGTCTAAGTTGATAAGCTCAGCGCGCCCCGTTTCTTGTCCGAACTGTGCAATCGCGCATGCTTGGGCATTGTGGTAATCATACTGCTCATCCGCAGGCTTAGTCCGCGCCCAAGCGAGCACATCGGCAATCGTGAAATCGGTGGGCTGGGTCATTGTGCGGTCATCCCCTCGGCTTGATTGCCGATGAGGACGGTCTGGGGGATATTTCCCCCGCTGTCAATAGGGTCGGGGGATATTTCCTAAATTATTCTGTCGAGGGTGCCAAATCCTTTTCGGTGCATTCCTTGTTCCGATTTAAGATCGTGCCATTCGAGAGCGTCACCAATTCGGTGCCGCAAGCGCCCCTGCGCGTCATGGCCTGCACGGCATTATAATTGGAAGCCCGCGCGTTTTTAGAGACGAGGTTGCTGGTCGCACTCACGTCTGCGTCCACAATGTTGAGCCTGCTTTCCAAGCGCTCAACCTTGCTCTCTAGCAAAGCGATTTCGGTCTCTGCATCAGCCAACCGACTTGCCACTGGCGCAACCTGCGCGTCGGCTTGGTCTTCAGCAATGTCGGTGGCTTCAGATCGATTCACTGGTCCGCCGCCGCAAGCTGCTACAGATAGCAGCGCGGCTGCGGCCAGGCGTTTCATTCGTCGTTACTGGCGGGCGGGCGTTCCTTGGGCATGACAAATAGAACCCGCGAGGCCCATATTACCTCAACGTCTTCCATGTCAGGCGCATTGAGCGAACGCAGGGTGAAAAGTCTGTCGCTGCTGCCTCTGGAAAGCACCTTTAGATAGGTTCCGCCATCGGCGGTGCGGATCGCGCAGTAGGAGCCAATCGCCTCCGGTGGCACATGGCCCGCACCGTTCGGCACTGCGACATAGATCACTTCGCCAGCTTCATATTTGGGAAGCATTGACGATCCGACGACCTCCAACGCCATAAGCCGACCGGCCACAAGGGGCGGGCGGGGGACTGTCTCGCATTCGTCGGCAAGGTTCAGCTCGGCGTCTGGGTCAATGCTGAACAGCACTTCGCCGCCAGCGCCCACCTTGCCTAAGACCGGAACGCGCAAGCCTGCGCCGGTGAGCGCATCAACTGGCATCTCAAGCGCCTCCGCAACTTTCCGCAAGGTGCTGATGCCAGGATTGTCGGTGCGGGTGAGTAAATCGCGGACAGCACTTTCGCTCAAATCGGCAGCTTTGGAGAGGCTGCGGCGGCTGAACCCCTTGGTCGCCATCTCCCGCTCGATCAGTTCCCGAATTGCCCCGATGTCCGTCACGGGGGAAATATCGCACGGTATGCGTCTGTAGCGGGACTCGCGAAATATCCCACAATCGCCTATTGCATTTGGGGGAAATATCCCCCAAACAGGCACTATGACTTCATTTCCCGACGAAATCGCGGCCTTCATCGCGGCTCACGACCTAACCGAAAGACGGTTCGGCGAGTTGGCGCTGAACGACAAAAACTTCGTCCTCGATTTGCGCGCTGGGCGCAGCCCGAGCCTCAACACAGTCGAACGGATCAAGCGGTTCATGTCCGCCTATCCCAACCATGATCGCGCGGCGGCATGAAGCACTGGCCGCGCCTCGTCTATTTCGCTCGTCGCACTGATGGAACGGGACCGATCAAAATCGGCTGCTCCACCGGCCCGGCGTGTCGGGTGAAGCAACTTGGTTTTGACTACGGCGCCAAGTTTGAGGTTCTGGCGGAAGCATCTGGTAGCCTCGGCACGGAGCGGGGGCTGCATCGACGCTTCGCTTATTGCCACACTGCTGCACCTGTCCGCGAAGATCGCATTGGCCCTCTGCCGGGGGACACAGAATGGTTTGAGGCCGTTCCCGAACTGCTGGAACTCATCGACGGCATTAAGGCTGGCACCGTCGAGCTTCCCAAGTGGGACGAGCGGGACGAAGCCATCGTCAAACTCTACGCGACCGGGGAAACGCTGGAAGTTGTTGGCAAGACGTTTGGGCTGACGCGGGAGCGTATTCGGCAAATCCTTTTCGACATGGGCGTTGAGCGCCGTTCGGGCGCTGAGACAGCCAGGATCAAACGCCGCATCAAGTTTGCTCAGTGGCAAGCCCAGCGGGTGGCCGCCTAGATGATCTGGCGCAACTCCTTCGGTCGTCTTCGGCTCATCGCCGACGCTCGTTTCTGGGCCGCCCGAAGCGCCTTGAAGCGCCGCGATGCGGCCCATGAGTTCGTTCACGACTTCGCCGACGACCCTCGTCCGGCCTCGCTTCTGGTTACTGGTTCCTCCTTTCACAACCAGGGGCTTAACCGATGAGCGCGCCGAAAATCTTCGGTAAAGCACGCGACCAAGTGCTTGCGGACATTGGTTTTGCACTGATGCAAGTTAAGCGGACTCGCGGCCTTAGCGCTGATGATATGCGCGTCATCTTCGGCCTCAAGTGCGATGACATGGTGGCGAAATACATCGCTGGCGAGAACGCGATGGATTGTGTAGCGTGGCTCCGGGCGAACGAGGCGTGGCCGGAGCTGGCCGAGCTTATCGAGGAAAGCGACAACGAACGCGCACTGAAGGGGCGGCAGCGGGCGCTTGATCTCGATCCACCGCGCAGGGCGGCAGCCTGATGGACCTGTTCGAGTATCAGCCACCCCCCGTTCGTCACGATCACCCTGATACAAGCTATCAGGCTGCATCAGCAATCGCACCCGTAACCGGCAAGCTACGCCAGGCGGTGTATGCGTTCGCTGTCGAGCGTGGGGCCTATGGATTTACCGATGCGGAGCTTTTCGTCAGCTTTCCCGAGAAGCCCGAGAACAGCATTCGGCCGCGGCGAATTGAACTCGCACAGGCTGGCCGCATCGTCGATAGCGGGAAGCGCCGGGAAAACGCTCGCGGGCGCCAGTGTGTCGTCTGGACGATCCGTTGAACGCCGCCGCCGCGATTCAATTCCCTTGGCCACCCAAGGAGCTGTCACCGAACGCTCGATCGCACTTTCACGCCAAGGCTCGCATCGCCAAAGCCTATCGCGAGCAAGCCTATTGGATTTCGCGGATCGATCCGCTGACCCTGCCGGCAGACGGTGAAATACCGCTGCTGGTCGAGTTCTTTCCGCCCGACGCCCGCAAGCGCGACTTGGATAACATGCTGTCGTCAGCAAAGGCGATGCTGGACGGGTTTTCAGACGCCCATGTGGTCAACGACCAGCGCTTCACGCTCACGATCCGCCGCTGTGAACCGACGCCCAAGGGCAAGGTTATCGTGAGGTTGGCGGCGTGATCGCCGCGCTCTATGTCCAGACAGGCGGCTGCTACTTCGGCCTGCCCGATGTGGACCCTTGGGATGAGCCGCGGGATGCACGGCTTTATCGCGGGCCGCATCCTGTGATTTCGCACACGCCCTGTCCGCGCTGGGGCAAGATGTGGGCCGGCTCGCCTCTGGTCATCGCGCAAACAGGTGTCCGCAAGAAGAAGGGTGATGATGGGGGCTGTTTTGCCCATTCACTTTGGGCAGCAAGGACGTTCGGCGGCATCATCGAGCACCCCTGGGAGTCATATGCCTGGCCGCATTTCGGGCTGAATATCCCGCCGCGCACCGGCGGATGGATAAGCTCCGGCCTCTTCGACGGTGGCTGGACCTGCTGCGTGGAGCAGGGACGCTACGGACATTACGCCCGCAAGCCTACGCTGTTGCTTGCTTACAAATGCGAATTGCCGAGCCTCGATTGGGGCGCGAGCAAGTGGGAGCCAGACCCCGAGCTGGTTGAGCGCATCGGCCTCAAGAAAGCAAAGAAGCTGGGCGAGCTTTGCACCCGCGGCGGCGGCACTGACAGCAGTCCACGCATCGGAACGCCGGCGCCGTTCCGCGATCTCCTGCTGAGCATCGCCCGCACCGCATGTAGGGAAAGGATTGCGGCATGAGAGCTTCGTTCACCCCGGGGCCGTGGAAGGCTACACCAAATGGATATGGCGTTTGGTTCGTCCACAGTGGGCCTGACCTGTTCCACGACCCAACCGGAACAGAATATCGCGACTTGATTTGCGGCGGCAACAATCACAACACTCTAACCAACGCCAACGCCCGTCTAATAGCCGCCGCGCCGGAACTTTACGAGGCGCTGCATGATCTGCTTTGCAACCTTGATGCAGCCTCACTGATTCACGATCCTGAAGGAAAGACACTCCGAGAGAGGGCCGCCGTCGTCCTTGCAAAAGCCCGCGGCCTCCCGCCTGGCTCGATCGGAACCTGCGCCATTGTGGACGGCGGTGAGCCTCCTTCGCATCCATATCCGGGCAACTCGGAATGAGCACCCCGCTCATCATAGGTATCATCTGCCTGCTTATCGCCGCGGCATTCTTCTGGCTGAACCTCAACTCGCCGGTTCAGACGCCGATACCGGCTTTTGCGCTTCCTCTGGGTATAATTCTTGTGGCTGTGGCCCTGGCGGGCTGCGCGACGAGCCTGCCAGCCTACCCCAAGATCATCGAGGCTGAAGGCTATCTGGTCGAGTGCGGCAAGCCATACACGCCCGCGGAAGACAGGGCCGGCGTCGAGCACGACTGCAATTATTACGGCGCACCCGGGGAAGCAGCCTAATGCTCCCCTCGCTCCAACCCTACACCGATGAGCCGATAACGCGGCATCATCCTTCGGTCGCATCGATCCAGCGCGCTGTTGCTGCGTCCTTCCATATTCCGCTGATCGAAATGGTTTCGCAACGGCGGGGGCGCGATGTCGCATGGCCGCGGCAATACGCCATGCTGCTGGCGCGAGAGATGACACCGCTATCGCTGCCGAACATCGGTCGTCACTTTGGATTCCGCGATCACACAACGATAATGCACGGCATAGCCCAGGCCAAGGCGCGCTTGAAGGCTGACAAGGAATTGGCCGGCAAGGTTCGGTATCTGCGCCGGAAGCTGATGGCATGAGCGGCTATGTCCGTATCCACCGCTCGCTGATCGGCCACCCTGCGTTCCGCAACGACGCTGAGGCTATGGCGTTCGCTTGGCTGGTCGCGAGAGCCGCGTGGAAACCCATTCGTGTTCGATACAAGGAACGGGCAATCCATCTCGGCAGGGGCCAGCTCGCAATCTCCGTTCGGGACTTCGCAAGGGCGATGGATCGCGACAAGGCGTGGATTGAGCGTCTTCTAAAACGCCTCAAAGCCGAGACAATGGTTAAGGTCCAGATTGAGACAGGGCTGTCGGTCGTAACTATATGTAATTACGCACAATATCAGCTCGAAGCAAACTCGCGTGAGACAGTGGGCAAGACGCCGGACGAGACAGACGCAAGACAGGGGCAAGACACAGAACAAGGAAGGGAAGAAGTTAAGGAAGTAAGTTCAGAAGCTAAAGCTTCTTCACCTAAAACACGCGCGAGCAAAATTACTTGGCTGGCCCTTCCTTTGGATTGGGTGCCGACAAGGGCGCTGTCTCCCAACACTCAAACGATGGTCGAGAACTGGCCGCCCGGCGCCTTTGAGGCGGAACTGGAATCATTCCGAGCGTGGGCCGCCAACGCAAAACCGGAAAAGGGCAAGGGCTTAAAGAAGGATTGGGACGATGCATTCGGAAATTGGATCAGGTCAGCACACCGCGACAAATACTCACGGCTCGGAAGCATACAGCGACCTCGGACCAACCCCCTTAGCGACATATACCGGACAATCCTCGACGAGGAGGCCCGACAACCGGGTGCTGAAGATCATCACGGAACTCGGCTTTCGCTTCAGGCCGCTTACCGCTGCTGACCAGGAGGCCCATGCTGCACAGGTCGGATTGCTCGCTAAAGACTTGGCCGACGCCGATCCGGTGAAGCTGCAAATCGCCGCCCGCGAATGGGCGCGCACTGAACGCTGGATGCCGAAAGCGGCCGATCTGCTAGCGCTCATGGCGAAAAAAGCGGTGAGCCGCGAGATGTTGGACGCTGCGGATGAACGGGGTAACGCGCACCTGCGCAGCATCGGGCGAAGCGACTGCCACTGGTTCATCCACAATGACCAGGTGACGATCGGGCCGACCGCATGAAACCCCGCACCGCAACCGTCCTAGCCGCCTCGGGCATTCTCTCTGCGCTCCTGTTCAGCGCTGCCTTTATCTTCATGGCTGCTGCTGTTGCTATTGATGGTGCGATGTGTGGGTGGAGTTCGGAGATGGAGGCGTGATGGGGGCGCATCCTTCGGACCGGGCTGCCACCCCTTGCGGGGCCGAGCCTAAAGTCTCGGGCTTAGCTGGCATCCCTTGCGCGGTGCATTACTCCAGCGCCACGGATTTGTGGCCCACGCCGCAAGATACGTTCGACGCTCTCGATAGAGAGTTTGGCTTCGGCACTGATGTTTGCGCGATCGCAAGCAATGCGAAATGCCCAACCTATTTTACTCCAGAACAGGACGGTCTCTCTAAAGACTGGTCGGGTGTCTGCTGGATGAATCCTCCATATGGTCGAGAAATCGGTAAGTGGATGCGCAAGGCTTACGAAAGTAGCCTCATCGGCGCGACAATCGTTTGTTTGGTTCCCGCCCGAACCGATACCGCCTGGTGGCACGACTACGCGGCAAAAGGTGAGGTTCGGTTTTTGCGGGGTCGCTTGAAGTTCAACGGGATAAAAGATGCGCCATTCCCGTCTGCCGTAGTGGTTTTCCGGCCACCCGCGATAGCGATGCGATGCTGGCACGAAGACGCGAAGCGGCTGAGCCCCGAAGAGGTCGCAGCGCGGGCCGAAGGCATCGCCCGATGACCAAGGGCAAATCCCGCCGAGCAAGAAAGCCTCGCATTGATCCGGTGGCGAAGGTGGCGCTCACCGTAACCACGCCTGAGCAAGCTAGGCATGGCCTGGCGCTGGCTGACATATCCAATCACACGGACGCGGACCAGCGCGAGATGGTGAGGCTTCGAGCCGCCGAGCCTGATCGCGACACACGCGAACACAAGAGCGACAAGGCCCGCCAGACCGTCCGTAAGCTCACACGGGTTGAGAAGCTACGGAATGCCGGCGTCATCACGCCTGAGCAAGCATTAGCCTGCGAATGGTATGGCGAACGCTTCGAGCTGGCATTCGACAGCGGGCAGGGCACAACGGCTAACTACGGCGGTGTAGGCGGCAGGGGCGGGGCAGGCTGGGATCACTCCGCCCGATCGAGCGCTCAAGCCGAAGCGCGCGCCGATGTCGTCTATGCCGAGCTGGCGATACCGAAGCATTTGCTGGAGCTGTTCCAGTTCGTTGTCGTCGGCGCCTGGAACGCCACACCCCGGCTCACCAAGGAAGACAAACTGCGCTTCAGTCTGGCAGCGCACAGACTTCATGGGCAGGTCGCGCACCTGTTGATGGTGGCAGCGTGAGCATTTTCCTGCACGTGCTCGCGGCGATGTTCGCGCTCGGTTGCTTCGGCGGAACACTATGGCTGGCTCGCAGCGTAGCAGACGAGGAAAGTCGGTTAGGCGCTGCGCTTGCCTTGCTTGTCGGCATCCCGCTGGCTGTTTTCATTGGGGCATTGCCTTTTGTGCTGATCGCGCAGGGGGCTAGCCCTAATTTGGTGACGCTTAAAAAGAACGAATGGGCTTGCACCAGCGCTCACACGCAAGTCGTCACCTCTTACACCATGTCCAACCGAACGATGATCCCGATTGTGACCTCGCATAAGGTCTGCGATGCGTATGGTCGGACGCGGTGACTTATTCACAAAATCTATCAGTTGACGCGGTTCAATCGCTTTGTTATGTAAATCGTCAATGTCGTTCTGCGCGCCTAGAGCAGACGGCACACCTCTTCAGATTCGGCACAGTTGAGCGACACCCCTCGCGCAGTGCCGAGCCGCGCGCACCGATAACCAGCCATGTCACCTAATGAGCCGTGGCCTGACATCGTTGCTGCGCGCGGCACCTACACAGCGGGCAGCCTGCCATCATGTTGGTTGTTAAACGCCAAGGCGACAGCTTGGCACCCGCGCCACTCACAGGAGTCAGCCAATGGAGCGTAACCCCATCGCTGTCACAGGCTGGCACGCATGGGCTGTGCTTGGGCTGATCTTCGCGACGGGCTTTGTGTTCGGGGCGCTGGTGTGATTGGGCCCGGCTTCGCTGCGGCCGTGGTGGCGCGAGATGCAGTGCGTCTCATTCTTGTGGCTGGCGCATTGTTTTTAGTCGGCTTCGTTCTCGGTGCTCTGTGGGCGCTTGCCTGACATGCCAGGCTTAGGTCGCCGCAAACAACCGAAGCTAACGATCCACATAACCAAAGCCGTGCCCGACGATGTTCTGGCAACCCGTGCCGCACGCAACCAGGCATGGATCGATGAATGTATCGAGATGAACGAATCCGAACGCCAGGCAGAAGAAGAGTTCCGCATCGAGGCGATGTTGAAGCATATGCCGTCACAGGCTGATCGCAATGACGGCTAAGATCCTGCCGTTCGTTCGCCGGACACCGAAGTTGCGGCTGTTGAGCGAAGACGCCGAGCTTGAAGGCATGATCGACCTGATGGACCCAGAGGCGATGTTCCGGCTGCTTGAGCGCGAGTCCAAGAAGCCTGATTCCGCAGCGTAGGAGGCCAGCATGGGACGACTAGCGCTTGGTCCTGCCGTTCGCCTTCGTCCATCCAATAGCACCGACAATAGTGGTGGGGCGTCTGTCGCGCTGATGGAGTTCTCGACCGCGACTGCCGACAAGTCGGATGTTATTACGCTCAGCGGCACGCCGAAGCTAACCGCCACCGGCCTTGCAGCCAACGCTTTCCGCGTATTTGTCCGAGCCAACCGGGCAATTACTCCGTCCAAGTTTCAGTTCGAGGTCACGCTTACCGACCTGGTTGGGCAGAGGGCGATGATCGGCGTCGATGACGGCACGCAGGTTTATGGCCCCTCCGACCTAAGCAACTCGCTTCCAGGCTACACGAACGCACTCGCTGCGCTGCTCAGTGTAAACGCAGGGGACTGTCATATCACGGTCAACGCCAACGGGGCGGGCACGCAGCTCAGCATCCCGCCAGTCGCGGTCGATGGCGATGTCATTTCGGTTCGCGGCGACAAGACCGCCAAGACGGTTTCGTTCTACCGCAACGGCACTCAGATCGGCACTACGGTGACGATCGCCGCCACCTGGTCCGAATGGAACATCATGGTTGGCACCTTCGACGCCGAAGTGCTGACTCTCAATCCTGGCACGAGTGCCTTCACCAAGGCGCTCGATGGCGGATACGAGGCCGCGAACGCTTAAGCAATGGGAGCGGGCGCCTGGACGCCGGTAACGAAGTCCACGCCCGAGTTTGAGATAACCGAACCCGCGCCGGGGCAATGGGCGCAAACCAATCGCTCACCGCGAGACTGGAATTAGCGGCGACCCGTAACTGGACCCGCAGGAAGGCAATGACATGGCTGCTAGAATGAGAACGACGCATCAGGATGATGTGCGGGCAAAAATCCAGACAAGTCAGTTGCTAAATCGCCTTGAAAAACATGCACTTGGCGATCTCGACCTGAGCGCCACGCAGATTAAGGCTATTGAAGTCCTAGTGAGGAAGACGCTGCCTGACCTGAGCGCTGTGACCATTGATGGAAACATGACGCTTCGCCAGGAAGATGCGCTCGATGTTCTCAGATGAGGAGATCGCGCTTCGGCAGCGGGCAAAAGATGATTTTGAGTTCTACGCTGAGCGTTGTCTAAAGATACGGCCTAAAGCCGCTGGACCTGTTCAGCCATTCATTCTGAACCACGCCCAAAAGCATTTGCATTCTCGTTTGGAGATGCAGAGGCGCGACACGGGCAAGGTTCGCGCACTGGTGTTGAAGGGCCGGCAACAGGGCATCTCGACTTACATCGGCGGGCGCTATTACTGGCTCACCACTCACAATCGCGGCGTGCGGACGTTCATTCTTACCCACGAGCAGTCGGCCACCGACAACCTGTTCGGGATGGTGGATCGATACCACACGAACTGTCCCGAGCTGCTGAAGCCACAAACGGGCGCATCGAACGCCAAGGAACTGAATTTCCCGCGCTTGGATAGTGGCTATGAGGTTGGCACAGCAGGAACCAAGGCTGTTGGGCGCTCCAAGACGGTTCAGTTGTTTCACGGCTCTGAAGTCGCATTCTGGCCTAATGCTGCATCACACTTTGCTGGTGTGGTCCAAGCGATACCGGACTTGCCGGGAACTGAAATTGTGCTGGAAAGCACCGCCAATGGGCTTGGTGGCGAGTTTCACGAACGCTGGCAACAGGCCGAGTCTGAACTAGGTGACTACCAGGCAATCTTCATTCCGTGGTTCTGGGATGAAGGATATGTGCGCGCCGTTCCGGAAGACTTTCGCGCAACCGACGAAGAGCAGGAATACCTAGAAGCCTTCAATCTGACGCCTCCTCAGATGGCTTGGCGGCGTAACAAGATTGTCGAACTAAAGGATCCCCTGCTGTTCAAGCAGGAATATCCGGCGAGTGCCGCCGAGGCATTCCAGATGAGCGGCCACGACAGCCTGATAAAGCCAGACACAGTCATGAGGGCGCGCAAGGCGAACATCGAAGGCATTGGCCCTCTCGTTCTGGGTGTCGATCCAGCTCGCTTTGGCGACGATCGGTTCTCAATCGCTCGGCGGCAAGGCCGCAAGGTTCCAGTTATTGAAAGCAAGTCGAAGATCGATGTTGTCGCTGGCGCGAATTGGGTTCGACAAATTGTCGAAGCCGAGAAGCCCAAGCGCACCTTTGTCGATGTAGGCGGCCTTGGAGGCGGCGTTGTGGACTTGCTCAAATCGTGGGGTGTTCCCGGTGTCGTGGCGGTGAATTTCGGGTCAGAGCCGCAGGAGCCGGAAACGCTGTTGCCCGATGGAAGCAAGAAGCCTGGCGCTCGCAATCGTCGCGCTGAGATGTGGGTGAGGTCGCGCGATTGGCTCAACGAGGTCGGCGGTGCGGACATTCCGGACAGCGACAGCTTACAGGCTGACGCTTGCAGCCCCGGATACGGTTACGATGCCAATCAACGGATTTGGCTGGAGAAAAAGGAAGATATGCGTCGGCGTGGCATTCGATCACCCGACGAATGGGATGCTGTAGCGCTCACCTTTGCTGAGCCGGTCCCCGATGGAGATGGGTGGTCATCCGCCCTGAAGAGGCAGCGCACCCGCGTTGTATAACGAAAGGTAACACCAACATGGCTACCAAGAAAGCAGACGCGGGCGCTCCCAAGCCCGCAGCCCGCACGGATGCGTCGGGCAACACGACCGCCGACACCCCGGCTCGCCCGGAGTTCAGCCCAACGGCATCACGCACTCCAACGACCGACACTCGTTCGGGCGGCGGCAAGCGTGGTCCGAAGTCCGCTCTCGAAGGCGGCGACATCGGCACTGCTGCCGGTGAGCGCTTCGACAGTGACAAAGCGATCGAATACAGCGTCCAGGTCCACAGCGACGAGCAAGTCGGCGGGCTGAAGCGCGGTCTTCAGGTCGTCTATGTCACCGCGAAATCGGGCGACGAAGCGGCGTTGAAGGTCCGTGAGGCTCACAAGGCCAATTACGGTGCTTCGATCCGTGGAGTGACGCCGGCAAGCGATCCCGATGCGAACAGCATGGGCGGCGAGCGCGATGCAGCGATAATGCTGGCCAATGCCGAGTCCGGTGGCGAGTTCGCTCCGGTCCAGACCGAAGCCAATGCCAAGGCCGTCGAAAAGCTCGGCAAGGCTGACATCGAGGACTTGGGCGAGTGACGGTCAAGGCCGATCAGGAATTGGGGCCGCTGCTTCACACCGAAGCAAGCCCCACAGCCGCATCGGCGTGGGATCGTAAATATCCCGCGTCAGGTGTGCAGACCTATCGTTGCGCGGTTGCGACAGCGAACGGGATGCAGACCTTCGCCGATGTCGAGGCTGCGACCGGCGATGAAGCCGCGGAGAAGGCCCTGGTTCTATATCCAGGCGCCAAGATCGGCAGCATTGCACCGTCACCGCAGCAGCGCGTCACGCAGGACGAGGCTTAACAGATGGCATCCCCGCCGCGTGATTTCCGCGAGATGGTGGTCAAGCGGCGGGATGCTTGCGTCAAGTTCAAGGACGCCAAGCCCCAGCGGGATCGACAAGAGGCACTGCGTTTCTACCGTGGCGACAATCTTTCCGATTACGGCGACAGCGGCGACGGGCTTAGCACTGTCGTAAGCCGTGATACGATGGAAGCGGTCGAGAGCATGATGCCCTCGCTGGTCCGTCCGTTCGTGGCTGGAGAGGAGGTGGTCAGCTTCGAGCCTGTGGGGCCTGAAGATGAAGAAGGCTCCCGCCAGGCAACCGACTATGTGAACCACGTCTTTTCGACGCACAACAACGCCTTCCGGGTCGTTCATGACTCGATGAAAGACGGGCTGATGTATCGGCTCGGGGTCGCAAAGACCGTGATGGAGGAAGAAGACGAAGGCCCGCCGCAGGACTATGACGGGCTGGGCTTAAGCGAATTGCTTGCTTTGCTGGAGCAGAATCCCGACCTCGCCGGCCCGATTGCCATTGACGAGGCTACCCAGCTCTACAGCGTTACGATCGCCCCTAAGAAGGTGAAGCGCTACCGTGTCCATGTCGTTGCGCCTGATGAGTTCCTCTACGAAGAGCGGCTTGCATCGCTCGACCAAGCCACGTTCCTCGGCCATTCCAAGCAGGTCACGCTTGCCGACCTCATCGACATGGGCATTGACGAGAAGAAGGCGAAAGACCTGAGTTCAGGGCGTCCTGACAGCGAAGAGGCTGAAAACCGCCACGAACAGGCAGACGAACCAGAGTTCGATGATGACGACTTGGCCCGTCCGGTTTGGGTCGATGAGTGCTACATCAAGACCGATTCCGGCGACGGGGTTTTGTGCTGGTATAAGGCGCTGCTTGGCGGCTCGCAGAGCAAGGTTTTGACCCGTGAAAAGGTTGACGGCCATCCCTATTCGGCTTGGACACCGATCCCGATCCCCCACAAGCTCGTCGGCATGTCGGTTCATGACGTGACCCGCGACATTCAGATGAACAAGACCGCGATCCAGCGGGAAGCCAATAACGCCCTCTATCTAGCCAATCGCCCGATGCGCGAAGTGCTCGATGGTCAGGTGAACATGGACGACCTGCTCAATCCGAGCGTTGGCGGGCTGGTCAGGGTCAGGCAGAGCGGGGCGATTAACTCGCTGCCCAGCGGTGGCGAGATTGCATTCGGCGCCGCATCGCAGATGATCGAGTATTGGGACACGGTTCGCGAGTCCCGCACGGGCGTCACCCGCTACAATCAGGGCATGGACGCTCAATCGCTGAACAAGACGGCGACGGGCATGAACATCATCGCCTCGGCCTCGCAGCAGCGGCAGGAATTGGTGGCTCGGCAGTTCGCGGAGTTCCTGAAGGATGTATTCAAGAAGCTTCTTGGCCTTGTTTCTCAGCATGGCGAACCCGGTGAGATCATCCGACTTCGCGGCAAGTGGATCGAGGTCGATCCATCCGACTGGAAAACCAGTTACGACATGACGGTTTCGGTGGGGCTGGGATCGAACAACAAGGACCAGCTCGTCGGTCAGCTTTCGCAGCTACTCGACATCCAGCGGCAGATTATCGAGTTCCAGGGCGGCGCAAACGGTCCCTTGGTTACGCTTGAGAACGTCCATGAAGTCCTGAAGCGCCAGCAGGAGGCGATGGGGCTGAAGGGCGACAAGTATTTCACCGACCCGGCTGAGATGGAGCAGCAGCAAATGTTGCCGGCGCCTGAAGAGCAACCACAGGAAGACCCGCTCGCCGAACCGAGGCTGAAGGCCGAAACCGAGATTGGCAAGGAGCGCATTCGGCAGGAAACTGAGCTCACCAAGGAGCAGATGCGCCAGCAGGCTAACGTGGTGCCGATTGATCCGAGCTTTGATCCGATGATGGGCGCCATTCGATGACGGAGCTTAGCTGGGCCATTGTGCTTATGGGGGCCATCATTCTGGGCGCACAGCTTCTGGCAGCGCTCGTCATGTGGACATTTTCACGATGAGCAACGCCGAAGCCCGCGCATCTCAGGCTCAGCGCCTGATGGACGATCCCTTGCTGATCGAGGCGCTTGGCAACATCCGCGCCGCAGCAATTCAGGCGTGGGAGGCAACGCCGGTTCAAGATGCAAACGGAAGCGTCGAGGGACCTAACCGGCAGCGAGAGATAGCCTGGCTCACGGTTAAGGTCGTGCGCCGCATCGAAGCCGAATTGCAGAGCATCATCGACAACGGCAAGATAGCCGCTGCCCGTGTCCAGAATCCGTTGAGGTAAGCATGGGCATTTCAGGTAAGAAAACCGCAGGGCGGGCGGAAACGCCATCCTGGGAGCAGGCACAAGCGCCCTCACAGGGCTTGCCTACGCCTCAACCCGCTATTCCGGTAACGCCGCCGCCCTCGTTCCAGTTTGCCCCGCGACCCGCAGCCCCGATGCCGTATCAGACGCCTGAACGTCAGTATGGATCGGGAACCGGAGCGCAACCAGCATTCGGCTCGCAGCAGGGTTTCGACCCCGTGCAATCGTTCCTGGCGAGCCTTCCGGCGCTTGGCTCAACGACGCCTTGGGTGAACAATATGGAAGTGCCGGCGAATGCTGGGCAATTCGCGCCTACAGCCGCGCCGGTAGCCCAAGGCGCGGGCCAGACGCCCGGCCAAGAGCATATCTATAACACCTTCAGGGACGCCATCTCACGGATGTTCTGAAGGCTTAGTTTCCGCGCAACTTAACGCGCACAACACAAGGAAAACTTCACCATGCAAGAAGCCGCGACCCCGGAAACGGGACCGGCAGACGCGCCCGCGTCCGTCGAAAGCATTGTTGCTGAACTGAACGTGGGAACAGGTGACGAAGCCCCTGCAAACGATCTTGAGGAGATCACGCAGGAATTGGTCAACGATACCGAAGGGACGGGCGAAGCCGAAGAGGCACCCCAAACCGAGGAGGATGCGACCGAAGCCGACGCAGACGAGCCTACTCCTGCCGAAGACACCCCTGAAGGCACCGAGGAAGCAGACGCTTTCGCCAAGCTATTGGCCACCAATCCTGACCTCATGGTCAAGATCAAGGTCAATGGCGAGACGATCGAGGTTCCGCTTTCCGAATTGCCCAACGGCTACAGTCGGACTCAGGATTACAAGGCGAAGACTGCCGAAGCTGCCGAGCTGAGGCGAGAAGCGGAGGCTGTGAAGGCCAACGCCCATTCCGAAGCGCAGGCGCAATACGCGAACCAGCTAGAAGAGGCGACCAATCTCTTTGCCCAATACGATCCCGTGCTTTCCGAAGCGCGCAACATCGATTGGGACGCCCTGAAGCGCACCGACCCAGCGGCTTATGTGCAGGCCCAGGACGCCGTTCAAGAACGGCTGACTGCCATCCAGCAGATGAATCAGCATGTCGCGCAAGTCAGGCAGCAATCCCAGCAGCAGCAGGAGCAACAGCTCCAGACGGAGCGCGCACAGCGTTTCGATCAGGCCGCTGAAGCAATCGTGAAAGAGCGACCGGAGCTTGCCGACGAAGGCAAGTTCAAGGCGTTCGCCAACGATGCTGTGAGCACACTTAAGGAAGTGGGCTTCACCGGGGAAGAGATTGTCGATGCACTCGACCATCGGGTGTTGAAACTTGTCGATCTGGCACGGGAAGGAATGGCGGCGCGAGCGGCCAAACAGTCCCTGCCCGAGCGCAAGGTTGTTCCAAAATCAGCAATCAAATCGCTGACCTCTGACGGCTCCAATTCGCGATCTTCCAAGCCCCGGTTCCCTTCTGACGCATCATCCGATCGTCAAGTGAGCTGGATCGTCGATCAACTTCGAAACTCAGAGTAGGACCAGAAATGGCCGTTCCAACCAATACCTATCTCACGTTCTCGGCAATCGGGAACCGTGAGGACCTGGCGGATAAAATCGTCAATATCTCGCCGATCGAAACCCCGTTCAAATCAATGGCGGGTTCCAGCACTGCAAACGCAACCTTCCACGAATGGCAGACCGATGCCCTCGCCACCGCCGCGCAGAACGCGCAGCTTCAAGGCGATGATGTCACGTTTGCCGCGGCTGTCCCGACCGTTCGGGCCGGCAACCGGACGCAGATTTCCCGCAAGGAGATCATCGTTTCGGGCACGCAGAATGCCGTGGATAAAGCCGGTCGTGACAACGAAACGGTTTACCAGATGCGTAAGCGCGGCAACGAGCTTCAGCGCGACATCGAGTTCGTGCTTTGCTCCAACCAAGCTCCGGTCACGGGCAACTCGGCTACGGCGCCGCAGCTTCGCCCGCTTTGTGGCTGGATCACCACCAATGTCGATCGCGGCGCTGGTGGAGCCAACGGCACGACCTCTGCGGCGGCTACGGACGGCACTCAGCGGGCTTTGACGCTCGCGATGGTGACGACCGCGCAGCAGAACGCATGGACGCAGGGCGGCAAGCCCACGTTCCTGATGTGCGGCCCGAAGCAGCGTGGCGTCCTGACCACCGTAATGGGTGCGGCAGCGACGAAGTTCTACGCTGTCGAGGACAAGAAGATGGTCAACACCATTCAGGCTTACGAAGGCGACTTCGGCCTGGTGAAGATCGTCACCAACCGCTTCATGCGCGGCGCACAGACTGGCGCAGATCGGGAAGTCTTCCTGCTCGATCCAGACCTGTGGTCCGTGGCCTATCTGAAGGGCCGCAAGCGTGTCGTGGAAGACCTCGCGAAGACGGGGGACAACGACAAAGGGATGGTATTGTCCGAATACACCCTGCGCAGCGACCAGGAAGCCGGCAACGCAGTGATTGCCGACCTTACCTAATGACTACCGGGCGGGGGTGGCCTCGGCTGCTCCCGCCAACTTTTCTCGCATAACTTCCATTTCCAGTCGCATAGCTAAAAAAGCAACGAGGCCTTTAGGCCCGCCAGGTGCGTGAACAGTCACAATGCGCTGCTTTACGTCAGGCTCTTCCATGATGCGCTCCAGTAGCGCTCGGCGGTGTGCATCCATGCCGCACCCCTAACACATTCGCAGGAGTCCCGCCAATGATCCGACTGATCGGTGAGCATTGGGAAGGTGACGTGCGCGAGCGCATGTTTTTCGATGATGTCACGCAAGAATACCGCATCGAGCGCTGGCAGGACGGCCAATCCGCCGTGGACTTGGTTGCCGCCGTTAACGCCGAGGGTGCGCCCACGGTTGATGGATTGGGCAAGCCGGTGGCTGAAATCCCCCAGCTCGTTTGGATCGAATGGTGCGCCCAGCGCGGGCTAGAGTGGGAAAAGCTGTATAGCGGGCCGGAATTGGACAACGAGTTCAAGCGCTGTGTCGCTGAGCATTCCAAGTTGGCCTACCGCACCGCCAAGCGACTGCACACTGTCCAATGAGTATTTCCACCTACGCAGAGCTGGTGACGGCCGTTGGCGACTGGCTCGACCGCGACGACCTCACGGCGAGGGTTCCGACCTTCATCCAGCTTGCCGAGGCACGGCTTAACCGTCTGCTCGAAGATCCTGAGATGGACGTGACGGTCACAACAGCCGCAACCGGCGATGCGACTGCGCTGCCGGCAGACTTCGGCTCAATGGTGTCGGTTTCGGTCGGTGACGGGCAACTAGCCGCCACTGGCCCGGTCGAGTTTGCGGGCTATGACACGACGATTTCGGGCAATCCACGCCGCTACATGATTGTGGACGGGGCGATTTCGTTCTGGCCTGGCGATGGCTCGGCCTCAATCCGCATGGTCTATCGCCGCCGCCTTCCAGCCTTGACTGTTTCCAACACGACCAACTGGCTGCTCACCCTTGCTCCTGACGCATATCTCTACGGCGCGCTGGTTCAAGCATCCGCATTCCTTGCCGAAGACGACCGGCTTGAGCTGTGGAAAATGTCTTTCGATGAAGCCATTGGCGAGCTCAGGGCAGACGGCTCACGCCGCAAATGGGGTGCAGGCCCGATCGCGCCGAGGATTCGCAGAGCGTGAAGCTGATTTGGGGCGACTTTCTTCCTGACCTGCCTTCGCATGGCTCGCCGGGAATCAGCGATGTCGCCAACCTTTATCCCTCGTCTGGAGGTTACAGGCCCGTTGGACAATGGGTTCTACATGCTGACGCGCTGCCTTCCGCCTGTCGCGGCTCGGCGGCCTTCGTGGCCCCTTCCGGGCGCGTCAGCATCATCGCCGGCACGGAAGACAAGCTCTATCGCCAGGACGGTCTGATATGGGACGAAATCGGAACGGGCTACGCATTGGGGCCGGAATCGCGGTGGCGGTTCGTCCAGTTCGGTGAAATTGCCATTGCAACTAATGCTGTCGATGCCCCGGTAAAGATCAACCTCGAAACGGACGCCGTTGCCGCTTTGGGTGGCGCGCCGCCTAATTTCGAGGCTCTTGCGGTCGTCAACAATTTTGTGGTCGGCACGCGCATGGACGGGCAAGTGAATGCTCTGGCATGGTCGGGTGAGAACAATTCCGAATGGTGGACGTTCGCCCAGCGCAAGTCAGATTATCAGGAGTTTCCTGACGGCGGGGAAATAACGGGCATCATCGGCGGCGAGGTTGGCTTGATCCTTCAGCGCAATGCCGTTCGGCGCATGGCCTATGTCGGCGGCAACGTCCTGTTTCGCTTCGACAAGATCAGCGCCAATGTCGGGTGTGCCTCGGTTCACTCGGTTGCCCAATATGGCGAGTTGGCATTCTGGCATTCGTTCACCGGCTTCAAGATGTGGGACGGGGTTACGATCAAGTCGATCGGCTTCGAGAAGGTCGATAACGCTTTTGCCAGCGGTTACGGGCAAATCAATTACGAGACGATGAGCACCGCCGTTGACGGGCAAAAGGCGACTGTCTGCTGGTCAACGGGCCGGATGCTCTGGATTTACAACTGGCTGCTCGATCGCTGGTCGATCATCGATTACGAAGCACAAATCATTACCCAGCGGGAAACCGCGGCTCCGTCGCTTGACGAGCAAGATCCGCTCGTTGGCTCCGACGATGACGATGTTGACGGCGCTGGCCTGGACCCATTTGATTCCGGGCGGTTCATCGGGGGCGATCCGGCCTTTTATGTGTTCAACACGGACGCAGAGCTAGGCACCTTCAGCGGTGAGAATATGGCCGCGAGCGTCACCGGGCGGCAGGTTGAGATTGTCGAAGGGCGAGACGTTTATATCCGCAAGGTCAGGCCGATGACCGACGCAATCAGCGGGATCACAGTTCGCATCGACACTCGGCAAAGATTAGGCGACGGCGCAAGACGGACGGACCACACCACGCTCCAGGCAAGCGGTGAAATGCCGACGCGGGCAAGGGGCCGGTTTGCGGTCGCCAAGGTGTCCATCGCTGAAAACGAACCGTGGACCTATCTTCAGGGCGTTGACGCCACCGTTTCCGTAGGCGGGCGGCGATGAGCGAGTTTTTTACCTACATCTGCACGAAATCCACTGCCGATCCCTTCCTTCCCACGCGGACGCCAAGCCTCGAGGTTTTGGCTCGGGATACTTCCTACGGCTTCGGTGCGCTGGCGGGGGGTTATTACAGGGTTGGGGAGCTGACGCATTTTCCGGTACAGCGGAGCGTGCCCAACCACCTGCTCTGCGACGGACGGGAAGTCGCAAAAGCCTCGTTCCCTGAATTGTATGCCTATTTGGGGAGTTCCCAAGGCACAGCGACCGATGCGGACAAGTTCGTGCTTCCGCAATTCCTTGGCTCGTTCGCACCCGCAGCGGCTTCGGGAACGGAAACCGAAGTGGGCGGCACAGTTTCCACGCCGGTTCCAACGCCTCCGGGTGGCGATCCTGCTCCTGACCCGAATATCTATGGCGACACGGACAGCGGCGGCCGACCAGCAGCTAGCTCGTTTGCGGTATATAGTTTTAACAGCATCAATACGGCCACCCATGCGGCAATAACGATTGACATGACTGTCACCGTGGGCAGCAGCGGAACCGTAGAGTTAGTCACATCGATGGACGTTGAAACATCGCCGCTGGGCGGCGGCGGCGTGTTCCCTGTTCTCGCCATCTTCCGCTGGTGGAATGGGACTTCGTGGGTCGATGTGGACAGTGAAGTCCCAAGCAGCCCTGACGCGACAGTCTCGGGCGGAACGGTTACTGCGGGTGGGGTTTCCTTCAATACCAGCAAGACCGGCCTCACCCCTTCATCAAGGGCAAAGTTCCGGCTTTACGCTCGAAACTCATCCGGCACACGAACCATGACATTTGAAGGCACTGCGAGAGCGCGCGCAACATGATCCCCGATTGGGCCGGGTATCTCGAATACCGAGACGCATTCGCCCAAGTCGCTGACCCTCGTTATTATCCAATGGACTGGCTCGATGGCCGCATTCTTGATGGCATCGCGCAGTTCGCCCGTTCCGAGAATGCCGCGATCGTCTTCGAGCTTAGGCAATATCCCGGCGGGGCAATCGATGTTCACGGCCTGATTGCTGCCGGCGACAAGGACGAAATCATTAACGAGCTGATCCCCCAGGCTGAAGCGTGGGGCAGAGAGAATGGCGCAACAGCGGGCGTGGTCGAAAGTCGGCCGGGCTGGGCCAAGGCGCTCAAGCCGCATGGGTATGAGGTCGCGCAAGTGACCATTAGGAAGGAACTGACCGATGGGCCTCAGTAGCTCCAAGAGCAAAACCAAGAACGAGCCGTGGGCGCCAGCGCAGCCGTATATCCTCAAGAACCTCAAGCAGCAGGACGCGGTATTCAACGCCTCGCAGCCCGACTTGATGGCCGCTGCTGCGGCCCAACGGGCCACTTATGGCAGGCTGGCTCCCGGTGCGGAATCGGGCATCATGGGCGCGCAAGGACTGGTCAATCGCAACCTGTCCGGCGCCAACATGGCGGGCAATCCGTATCTCGAAGCTATTCTCGGGCGAACCCGCGAAGGCGTTGCTGGCACGGTGAACGACCAGTTCGGATCGTCGGGACGCTACGGTAGCGGAATGCACAACGCCATTCTCGCTCGCGAGATCGCCGCTGCTGAAAACCAGGCGCGTTACGGCGACTATGCCCAAGAGCGCGCATATCAACAGGACGCCATAGGACAGGCTCAGGGACTCATGGGCGGCTCGCAAGGGCTGCTCAACAATGCCGCTGAATTGCCCTGGATCGGCGTCCAAGCCGCGAACGGCGCGGTCAGGCAGGCGTCGAACGGCTATGGCACGACTACTCAGACGCAAAAGCAGCCTATAGGCCAGATGCTCATGGGCGCAGCGATGGGTGGCCTTAATGCTTACGCGATGAATCCGGGGGCCTTCCGATGAGCCAAAGAAATCCCTTCGGCCTCGCGCTAGGCGATGCGCTGACACAACCCATGCGCGTCGATGTTCCGCAGCTTCCACCCATCGCCGCTGGCACTGCTCCACAGCAGGGCATGGGCAAGGGGCAGATGATCGCCGGCATCATCGCCGATGTCCTGGCGGGCGCTATGGGGCGTCCGGGGCAATTCGCCCAGCAGTTGGGCCAGCAGCGCCAGCAAGAGAACGAAACAGCTCAGTGGCACCAGCGCCGCGGTGCCGAGAACGAAGACTGGATGGCCCGTGAGCAGTGGCAACTAGCCAACAGACCACCACCCGCGCCGACCGAGTTTGAGCGCATCCTTGAGGCGTCAGGGGTGCAGCGGGGAACGCCGCAGTGGACCGAAACAATGGGCAAGCGCGCTCAGGCGATGCTCAACGCTGGCGATCCCGATGTAGTCACCACCCTTTCTAATGGCCAGATGTATGCGGGACCGCGCTCAGGGCTTGCCGCTGCGCTTATGGGCGGCGGTAGCGCTCCCCAGCGGCCAGCAATCGGTGCAGTTGTTCCTGACCCGCGCCAAGGAGGTCAGACGCCACCCGCGTCTGGTAACTTTCCGACCAACTACGGGGGGTTCGCGGGCCGTCCCTGATCCGTTCAAGGGTCCAGGGCGAGTGACAAGCCTGCGCCGCACTCCTGAGGGCAACGCCCTAGTCGGCGGCGTTCCGAATAGCGGTCACCTGAAGGGCGATCGCATCGATGTGGTGGGAACAACGCCCGCTCAACTGAAAGCCTATTACGGCCCCAATTCCGAATGGGGCTGGCACAAGAACCATTGGCACGGACGCGTTCCTGGAGCCAATTTTCCCTATTTCGGCAAACGCGGCACAAAAGGACTTCGCTAAATGGCTGAACCTATCAACATTGGCGGCGTCCTTTATGAAGACTTGGGCAACGGCCAAATGAAGGTCGTTGGCTATGCTGATGCGTCAGCAGCGCCCAGCGGAGGCCGCGTTTTCACGTTGCCACCCAACCCCAAGGATGTGCGGCAGGAGGCGCGAGCAGACCGCCGCGATACGCTATCAGAGGAAGACCAAAGGATTCAGCGCGCCGCCGCTGATCGCGCTGAGCGCGAATGGAATGCCACGCACAATCCTGATGGATCACCCAAGAAGCCGCTGCCTGACAGCGCCGCCAAGCGATACGAAGAGGCTATCGACGCGTTCGCTGCCTACGAGCGTGCGGTCAACGGGTTTAAACCCGACTACGCAGGCAACGCGCTGACGGGAAACTTGGAGAACACTGCACAGAAAATCTCCCCCATTCCAGTGGGAACGCCGGGGCAGGCTGATTGGTGGTCAGACTTCAAGATGACCGACAACATGATCCGTAACGCTTTGTTCGGTGCATCGCTGACCTCGGGCGAGAAGGCGGCGTTTGCGGAAACGACCATCACCCCGCGCATGAATCCCGAACAAATCAAAATTAACATGCAGCGTCGCCTTGAGTTGGCGAAGGAGAAACTCCAACGCCGAGGCCAGTTCCTAAAGGCGAACGGCTATGATCCGGATGCTGTGGATGCGTTGGCTGGTGAGTATGCGCCGCTGATAAATGGGCAGGCCGAACAGAGAGCGGACAACGAAGTTCCTGATCCGACCAACACTGCTGATGTGAAAGCGCCCGCTGGTATCGACACCGAGACTTCACTTCCAACGGGGGGAATACGTTCAAGCGTTGATGAGCGCCTTGGCGCGCAACTGGACTCGTTGATCAATGCGGGCGCCAGCGAAGCGACCATCAACGAGGTTTTGCGGAAAAACAATTACAAGCCAACGCCGGGAGAGTTCTCCCGAATTAAAGAGTGGATGAAGGACAACCCCGGCCAAAAGTATTTCGGCGCCGCACCCGTCCGCGAGGAAGAGCTTGGTGCTTTCCAGAAAGCGCTAGCCAATCCGACTGTTGCGCCCTGGGCTGCGGGTTTAGCTAATTACCTCGACACCGCAACCGCTGGTGTGGCTGGAAACTTGGCGGGTGAAGATGCTCGCGGTAATCTGGAAGCCGCTTCTGAACTTAACCCCAACGCATCAATAGCAGGCCAGCTCGCTGGCGGCGTTGTTGGAACATTGGCTGGGGAGGGCGCTGTTGGAGCGGGCGCGGCAAAGATTGCAAGCCCTTGGCTGATGCGAAACGCCCCCCGGATGGCAGATGTGCTTTATGGCGGTCTTTACGGCTTCAATACCGCCAAAGAGGGCGAGGGTTTGAAGGGTGCCGTGACTGGCGCTGGAGCGGGCTTGGTAGGCAACTATCTTGGCCAGAAGGTTACGGCCGGCGTTGGGCGTGGCCTGCGGGGCGTTCAAGACGCTAATGTCGGCTATCTACGCGGGCAGGGCGTTCCTCTGACGGTAGGCCAAACGGTTAGCAATTCCGGTAGGCTTGGGTCAACGGTGAAGAGCGTCGAAGACGCGCTGACCGGAATGCCGGGCGTGGGGAACATGGTCAACGCTCGCCGCCGTGAGGGTATGGAAGGCTTTAACAGCGCAGCGTTCCGCGAGCTTCCGCTCCATCCTGGCACGACAGGAGCGCAGGGCGTCACTGACGCAAGCCAGATTGTCGATGATTCCTATCAGTTTCTCGACAATACGCAGCTTCCACTCGACGCACCTTATGCGGGAACTGAGGCTGGCATCCGCGCCACCGTTCCTCCACGGTTCGGTGACGACATCATCGACCAGTTGGATATGTCCCGCGAGCGAGTGGTGAACGGCGCACTTCCCGGTCGCGATTGGCAGAGCGCCATTCGCACTAACCGCACCAACAGGGCTGACCTCCGTGGCCAGCCCTATGCTGACCGTGCCATCGCCAGCCACAATGACATTGAAGCGAACCTCATGGGCCTGGCCACACGCCAAGGGCCAGCGGACACGGCTGCGAACTTGGCAGACGCAAACCGCACGTTCAGTCTTTCTGAAACGCTTGCTTCTGCTTTGGACAATGGCCCAGCGCAACAGGCCGACGAACTGTTCACTCCCGCCCGCCTCGACGCTGCTGCGCGACAGGGCGCCAAGACTTATGGTGGCCGCACGGCGTCGATGTCGGGCAACCGCCCCTTCTATGACCTCACCACGGCGGGACGTTCGGTTTTGCCGTCTTCAGTGAATGACAGCGGCACGATGACCCGCGGCCTTGTTACGGCTGGCGTTCTGGGCGGGGGTGGCGCTTTGGGCGGCGGCGCTATGGCTGACGATGCTGGATCAGGTGCGACCGTTGGCGGCCTTGGAACCATGCTGATGCTAGCCGCTGGCGGATCACGCCCGGCTCAGCGGGCAATGGTTAGCCTTCTAGCCGATCGTCCGGATGTTCTTGCGCGCGCTGGCAACAGGGTATTTGGTGCAGCCAATCTTGGCGGTCACGCGGGAACTGCGATGGCCCTGCCTTGGCTCACGGGTCAATAACCGCGCCGATATTCCAGTTTAGCTAACGCTTCATGGTCAGCGGCGGGCCTTTGGCCTGTCTGCTCGCACCACTCTTCGTAAGCCTTAATCACGCGCTTGTGTTCTTCCATGCGGAGGGCACGCTTTTCCCAATCAGGCCAGTGACCCTTCTTGGTCAGATAATAGACCAAGACACCCTTGATGGTGACCGCGACAAAGATCGTGAACGCCGTTCCCATCAGAGCCAAATCCCTGCCGTCATGGAGCGCATCATAGCGCACTTTCCAGCGGCTTCGCAAACCAGAACGGAGGCAGTTCATGTCCTTTCGCGATTACTCTTTGACGCCTGCCTCCAACACCGAGCTTGCGGACGGCACCTATGTCGGTCCCAACATGCTCCGCAACAAGGTTCGCCCTGCGATCCAGCAGCTCATGGCTGACGGCAAGGAGCTGGCGACCTATGTGGACACGCAAATCTCCATCTATGACGCGGCACTGTCCTCGCTGGCCGGCTCGGAATCGCGGTTCCGCACGAAAGCGGACGCCTTGGCTTCCCTCGCCGCCATCGACGACGGCGCGTTCATTTACGTCTTCGTTGACGAGTCCAAGAACGATACCTGGTCCGTCTATCAGAAGGTCGGCCTGAGCCTGGAATATGTGTTCAGTATCGCGACGACCTCGGCTGAGGCATCAGTGCTGTCTGACGGGGTGCTGTTCGATACCGCCCGCACCGACCACAATTTCAATCAACTGATCTACACCGGCAGCGCTGAGCTCACGGTCAGCACGACCGATGTGGCTTTCAACTCGGCCGCGCTGGTCAATCAGGTAATGGAGGTTCCATCCTCGGACGGGGTGACGCCGCTTTACTATTGTTTTGACCATTGGGAAGTGGACGCAACCTTCACGGTCAATGCCTTCACCACCCTCGACGGCGTTGGAGCCAACGGCGTGGAAGTCGGCGGGCGCTATTATGTCCCCTCGGTTGCGGACGGCATCTGGGGGATGGAAATCATCCCCCATCCAAGCTCGACATCTTCACAACTCGCCCTTGCTATTACTGGCGGCTCGCTGCTGGAATATACCGCGTCGAACCTTACAGCACCCAAGACCGTGCGGGTGCGCTATCGCCACAATCTGACCACGAATACGGTGACGCACATCGCCAACTTCGACGGTGGCGCGGACGTGTCGCTGACCGAGCCTTACGGATCTGGTGCTTACGTCCCTCCGATCAGCTTCGTTTCGCCGGCTATTCGTTGGCTCAAGGGCAACATGGTCTGCACCGCGCTCAAGTTCAGCGCCGACTATCCCAACGCCAAATACGCAATCGTCGGTGACAGCAACGCGGTAAGCACGACCACGCCCCGCAGCGACGGTTACGCCCATCGCCTTCGGGTGGATTATCCGGACGATGTTTTGCTTGCGGCTGCTGGCGGCACCACCACAACCGATTGGGTGGACATGATCGAAAGCGTGACGCTGATGAAGCCGCGCTATGCGTTCGTCTGCCTTGGCGTCAACGACTTCATCCTCACAACCCCGCTAGCGACCGTCCAGGCGAACTATACCGAGATTGTCGAGGCGCTGATTGACGCGGACATCATTCCGATCGTCCTCGCCACACCCCCGCACGGCAACGCCAATGTGCCGCTGCTGAACGCATGGCTGGCCGATCAAGACTGGCGCTTCATCGACATCTATGCGGCGCTGAAAAATCCCGCCAGCACGGCGCTCGCAGCGGCCAATGATAGTGGCGACGGCATCCACTGGAACGCCACCGGCCACGATGTCGTCTATGACATGATCGCGGCCTACATCACCGCCCAAGCTCTTTAAACAACAGGCGAGCCGAGGCCGACTGGCATCGAACTCCGGCTCTGACCACCCACTGTCACCGGAGACAATGAATGGCTTTTGTAAGCGTAACGCCGTTCGCGGTGATTCTGGAAGGGCTGGCCTAATGAATGGCTTCGAGTTCCTTCCCCAGATCAATCCCACATCGATCTTCACAGCCGGCACCTTCGCGGCAATCGTGGTCACGCTCATCAAGACGTGGCCGGTCATCTCTTTGCAGGTGATGAAGGCCAAGGAGAAGCTGCGCGCCGAAGACCGGAGCGACCTGAGCGACTGCAAAGAACGCCTAGATGCGATGGGCTTACGCATGGACGCCATGTTTACGCAAATGAACAACCTGAAGATCGAATTGGCTGGCGTGCTTTCGGCTTATCGCATTCTTGAGGTTGCTGAAGAGCGTCGCTCCCCCAAGTCGATTCACCTTGCCCAAGCCCGTGCTCTGCTTTCGTCGGTGTTCACTGTGGCCCCATCCACGATAGAGTTTCCGGGCGAGCCGAAAAGCCCAACGCTAAGAGCTGCCGAAGTGGCCGAGTTCGACGCCGAGCAAACCTGCACCTCGACGCGGGAAGCTCGGCAAGAGGTCGAGCGATCTGAGGGCGAAGACAAGCCCGACTAACCGAGAGGTTTTCCATGAGTTTTGAGTTCGGAGCGCGCTCTTTAGCGCGCCTTCAAGGCGTGCATCCTGATTTGGTCCGCGTGATGAAACGGGCGATCGGCTGCTCCACCATCGACTTCAGCGTGATCGAGGGTGTCCGCACCCTTGCCAAGCAAAAGCAATACATGGCGGCCGGTGCGACGCGCACTATGAACAGCCGCCACCTGACTGGCCACGCTGTTGATGTCGCGCCCTATGTCGGCGGCACGATCCGCTGGGATTGGCCGCTTTACCATCAGCTCGCCGCAGTCATCAAAAAGGCGGCCGCCGAGGAAGGCGTGCCGATCACTTGGGGCGGCGACTGGAGATCATTCAAAGATGGTCCGCATTGGGAACTGCCTTGGGCGAAATACCCGAAATAGGAGCCAGCAAATGCTCGGACGCATTCTCAAGTTCATGTTCACCGGCAAGGATAACGAATCCTATGAGCTACTTCGCGGGCTGACCGCGCTCAGCGTGGTCGTGATGCTGGTCTATATCGGCATTCATCTCGTCGTGAACAAAACCTTTGATCCGCTGGCGGCTGCTGGCGGGCTGGGCGCTCTGCTGGCCGGTGGCGGGCTTGGCGCTGCGGTCAAGGATGGCACGCTCAGCAAGCCGACGAAGGTGGCCGGCGATCTTAACGCCGAAGACATTTCCGGTGGGGTCAACGTGGAAGGCAGCAAATGATCGAAGGTCTAAAGCGCCTAGCGCGCAAGCTCGTATTCTGGCGCTATCGAGACGCCGGCACGGGCAAGTTCATCACCAAGGCAGAGCATGACCGTCGCAGCAAGCGGACGACGGTGCGCGAGCGGGTATGACCGATTTTCGCGCTCGCATAAGCCGTGTCCGAATGAAAAGCGGCGGCGCCGATGTGCGCGTGTTGAATCGCGAGCCAATCAATCCAGACGGTGAGGACTGGCGCGGCAAGATCATCGCGAACGCTCGAGGCATTGCTGAACAAGCCTCAGAAGAAGCACCGCTAGTCGGCTATCTAGTCGTCGGCATCTTTGAGGACGGCTGTTCAAGCATCGGCTATCGCTATGATCCGAAGCGCTGCCCAATCCCGCGAACTCTTATGCCAGCGTGGATTGCCGAGGTCATTCGTCGTGACCTGATTACCGAAGTCGAAGCCAAGACGCTGTTTGACGATATGTTCGAGTGGCAGGATGGATAAGCGCCCGATCTTTTGGAGCCTCGCTTTCTTTGTCGCGATGTTCCTGCTGTTCGTCGCGGTGCTTGGCCATCAGCCAAAGAATACGATCCTCATCGACGCCACGCCCGCTGCGACTACCGCTTGCGTGAAGGCCCCGCCTGTCTGCGATGCGAACTGTGTGAGGCTTACCGTGGGGAGGCGGTTGGCTTAAAACCCGCCCAGCAGGCTCCCTATGCCACCAATGGCGATGCTTGGCGTCGGCGGCAGTTCATAGCCTTCGTTCATTAGCTTCAATCGTAATGCCTGAAGCTCGGCAATGGCTTCTGGAGACGCCTGCATCATCTGCTTGCCCCAACGCTCGGCAAGCTCCTCTTTCGTGAGGTTCCGCAATCCATCTGCTGACATACCCCACAGCTACCACAAAACCACCGGAGAATAAAGCATCTTACTGTTGAGAACAGACAGTGAATCTGCTAGGCCACAAACAGGCCGAACGGGTGCTTGCAACACCGCGTTCGACCCTGACCTTCACGCGATGGAGCGCGCAATGGCTGAACGAGATTATACACAGCGGGGCAAGCGGGGAATAGTCCACGGAGAAAGCGAGGGCTTTCCGCTTTACACCGTTTGGAGGTCGATGCGTTCGCGCGTTAGGCGTCCGAAACACAAGCACTTTGCCAGATACGGTGGGCGCGGCATCGCCATCTGCCCGGAATGGGAAACCTATGTCGGTTTTCGCGATTGGGCGTTGCGCGCTGGATACGACCCCAGTTTGACCTTGGACCGCATCGATAATGATGGCGATTATTCGCCCAGCAACTGCCGCTGGACCGACAATAAGACTCAACAACGTAACCGCTCCAACAGCATTCAGTTAACCTATCGGGGCAAAACTGCATCCCTCGCGGAACACGTGGAGGGCACCGGCTTAAAATATCCCACCGTTCTTCGGCGGGTAAGGCTGCTCGGCTGGCCCATAGATAAGGCGCTGGAAACCCCACTGTATAGTCGGAAGCCATAGGACCTAAGCACATGATCGAACGCATTAGCGAGCGCATGATCGCCCTTGCCGTGGGCATTCTCGCGCTCGTCCTGGTGACGCTGTTCGCGACTAGCCAATGCTCGAAGCGCAAGACCGCCGCGAAGCAAGCCGAGGTCGCTGAGGGCCAAGCCGGGGCCGCAATCGACAGCGGAGCCGAGGCGGTCAACACGGCTGCCAATGTTGCTGCCAGCGATGATGCGACGGACGCGCGGGTTGCCGCCGCACAGAAAGAGATTGCCGCTGCGGCGAAGGGGCAGAAGGGCGAGGCTGCCAAGCGGGCCGCGTGTCGGTTCAAAGCCTACAAGGAGACGCCACAATGCAAGTAGGAAACATATCGTCGTTTCGACGGATGGTTATTATATTACCGACATTGGCGCTTGCGGCCTGCGTCACCAGTCCGCCCGTCTATGGCGACATTCCCGAATGCGAGCGGCTGATCCCCGCAAGCCTGAAGGCCGATGTGCCCGGCGTCCCCATTCCCGAAAGCGAGGAAGCAGAGCCGTGGATGCAAGCGTTCATCGGACAGACCGGCGCTCTCGACAAAGCCAATGAGCGGCCCGATGCGATCGACCACATCTATAAGACCTGCCTCGAGATGCACCGGAAAGCGCTCGACAAGACGAAGCGCGGCTTTTTCGGCCGCCTATTCGGCTAATCCCGCCGCATCCCGGTTCCTCGTCCATGCGAGCCCCGTAGCGCATCCGTAGGCGGTGCATCGCAAAAACATTCAGCGCCGAACCAACCGCCGTGATTGCCGAGCACCTTCCCGCATCGATCGCAGTGCTGAAGATCGTCGGGCTTGGGTGGGGCGGGCATGGGTTAACTCATCCCCGTATGACCCTCAAACAGCGGCCCGACAAATAGCTCGAACTGGCAACCGAAGCAAACGTAGTTGGGCCACCGGATCATTCCAGTGCCTCCCGTGCGGCTTTGATCTCGACATACGCGGAACGCACTCTGTCACCCAAGCGAGCGAACATGGATTGCCCCCTCGGTCCTAGCGCCCCGTCGATTCGTTCAAGCTCCTCAGCAATCGTAAAGTCATCTACCGGCGCCATGCTCTCCGCATCCGGCCCTCGATAAGCCTCCAAGGTGAGTAGTTTCATTGCCTCGTCGAGATGCAGTCGGGCGTCGTTAGCGCGCATCGTTATCCCCCGTTACCTCGCCTTTCCGAGCGAGTGCTTCTTGGCCCTCGACTGCGAGAGCGCGGATTATCCGCAAGTCCTCGCGCATAGTTTCAGAGGTGTCCGAATGAAGCGTTGTCGCCTGCTTCCGTATCTGCACAAATAGGCTCACCAGCTCATCATGCGCCCCTTCGGGAACGGGTGGGGTGCGGGCGTTCCAAAGCAACGTGGCATCCTCTAGCGTGTCGTGCCATTGTTCCCCACCGCAGCCCGGTGTAGAGCATTCGACCCAAGCGGTCGCGGCGCCTTGTTCGGCGCGAGCTTCGCCGCCGCAGAACGGACATGGCTTCAGCGCATCCTCATTCACCGCTGCTGGGTTGCCGGTGGTCATGGCTCCTACCCGTCCCCGCTCTGGAAATTGGCTCATCACTCATTCTCCGGCTTAGAAAGGTTGGCGAGCGTGGCGCGGATTTCACCCGCAAGGCGCTCGGCTCCCCGTATGCTTGGTCCGCAAATCTGGTCGGCATGGGTGGCCCTGCCAATCGCCGCCAGTTCGTGTTCAGCCCTGCCAAGCAAACCGACCAGCGCCTTCATGTCAGGCATCGCGGCAATGGCGGCATCGGCTTCGGCAAGCGCCTCGGGCCAACCGTGTTCTACTAGGGAGTCAATGACCTCGGGGGTGCCCAGATAGCATCGCGCTCGAACAATCGCCCTCGCGACCGCTTCATTCGGCGGTATCGGTGGGTTGGTCATGACTGCCTCGGCTTCCAGCGCAATGTTTCGCGCCTCCAGCAATTTCGCTTTATCGGTCATTAGGATGCTCCCTGGGGTGGGGGTGGGACATTGCTGTAACCCGGCAAGAAGCGGACGCCGTGCGTGTTGACCTTCGCGGGCCGCCAGACGAAGCCGCAGCCCTGACAGGCGTGGGTGTGATGCGCGACCTCGGCAAACTCGGCCTCGTCGATGTGCCGCGTTGAACAAAGCGGGCAAAACAGGATCATCGGGATCGCCATGTTTTCAGCGAGTTTCGATTGTTCGAGCCAAAAGTCGCTCACCATCCCCCTCCTCGTATCCGCCGATGTGTGACTGACCCGACTGCTTTCGGGCGCATCGCCGCTGGCGACCGCGCTCTCGCCTTCGGTCGAGCCAATCTCCGTTGTCTCCCCGGCTGTCGCCGCTTCGATCGCTTGCGCGGTCATGCTTCACCCCGAACTTTGGCAAGAGCGGCTTCCGCATCGTAAGCGGGAAAGCCGCTCGCCCGCAGAATCCGGACCCAACGGTTCAAGGCCGCATAGAGATCAGGCGCGGCGGCGATCAGGCGAGCGTTTGCAGCGGACTGGCCTTGCTTTCCAGCGGACCCATTTTGCTGCACGTTCGCCACGCTGAACTCGTTCGCTCGAACGGAGATAGTGGTCGTTCGTTGGTCAACTCGCCACGGCCCCTGCGTAAATGTAGGCGCGTCGGTTTTCACATTCCCGCTTTCCGCTTGTGTCATGTTCCGCTCCGTTTTCCCGTTCGATTGTGCAAATTTGGCTGACAGTGGAGCTGGACGCGAATGTGCCAGTCCACGATCTCCTCATCAAAGTCCTCAGCGCCTTCCATTCGGGTGACGGGCGGATAGAGGTGATGCCACCAGGCTTGGCCTTGGCGGGCTAGGTTGATGGCCTTTTCAAGCGCGGGAGTGCGGTGATACCATTCGCCTCGCCAGCAATCGTCCTCGAAGGCTTCGTGCCAGATCGTTTCCTCGCGGCCCCTTCCCGGCAGCCGGCAAATACAGTCGATGTCGAGTGGGTTGTTGCACTGCATGTTGCGCTGGCGATTGCCGACATTGGTAGAGCGGCCGATCTTCACGAAATCATCGCAAGACATGAAATAAAGATCGTCGGGGAACGTCTCAGGAACAGACTGTGCCACCTCATGTGCCGACATGTTAAAGGCTCCTCTGCGCGTTTTGCGCGGCGTTCTTGAGTTTAAGTCGCGGGAAACCTAGGAAATCCGCCACGGCTCCGTAGCTCAGCAGGATAGAGCAACGGTTTCCTAAACCCATTCTTGTTCGCTTTATGTGCCGCCCATTTGTGGCGGAAAACTGCGGAGTCTGCAAGGATAAACCGTTAGCCATGTGCCCTCCT